CGGCAGAGAGGTGCGGCGAGTGACCCCCCCTGCGTGAGGGTCCTTATAGCGGTTTTGACTATCAGGTACGGTAAAAAAGTCCCGATAAGTCATACACACAGTCCGTCGTGTTGAAACAAGATTGATTGTATTCATCGGATTTAAAAAGGAAACAGTAAAAATATGGCGGGGATGGGGCTGTTTCTGGACCGATCAAAAATACACGACGATTTGCGACTGCTAAACGTAGCGATGAAAAGACGATGGCCGATTAGTGAAGACTTCATGGAAACGATTGTGTTTCGATTGGAGTCGATAATTGCAAACGGCGAAGATGATGAATTGGCGTTAAAGGCAATCGCACAGGTTAGGCAAATGGAAGGCCAGAATCAAAGGGATGAGCAACATAAAGCAGTCATTGAATTGGAGCGGATCAGGGCTAGGCTCTCTGTTGTCCTCGATCAATCATCAGTTGGACACATTGGAGAAAACGCCGTCGATTCAAATAACTCCGGAGTTGACGGAAAGGGACAGGGACAGCGAGAGGAAGCGGACGGAGCGGGCTGTATCGACGAGGATCTTTATTCCTGATTGCGTCAATCCGCAGCGTCGAGAGCGTTGTTTACTTGATCCTGAATTGCTTCTCAAGACCTACTTCGCCAAAGATTACACTCGCCCATTCGGTAAGCTCCATAGAGCCCTGTTAGATGCAATTTGGCAAACAGCTACCTACGGCGGAAAGATAGCGGTTGCAGCTCCACGCGGACGGGGTAAGACGCAAATTGTCAAAGGTGCAATTGCGGCAGTAGTTCTTGCTGGTTTAGTTCGATTCCCGGTTCCAATTGGACCGACGACAGATCATGCCATGGAGCTATATCGTGACTTTCGCAAGAAGGTCATGTTCAACGACTTGCTCTATGAAGATTTTCCAGAAGTATGCCATCCAGTGCGATCACTTGAAGGTGCGCCACAGCGAGCAAGTCGGCAGCATATCGACGGCGTTTTGACTCGCATTGAATGGACAGCGGACGGATTGAGGCTAGCCGACGTCCCGGCAAAGTATCGCGGCCCAATTGACTACGGCGGTGTGCGAATGGAGTATCGAGGCTTGGACGCTGCTATCCGTGGAATTAACCGAGACGGCGATCGTCCTGACTTTGTTCCGATTGACGAGCCAGAGACGAGAGAATCGTCCAAGAGCGATTCGCAGATTGCTGACCGCGAGAACGCAATTGAAAAGGATATTGCGGGCTTGGCTGGTGAAGACAAAGAACTAGCTCAGGTGATGATAACGACGGTCCAGAACCGCAAGTGCATATCGTTCCGTTATACCGATCCCGAAGATAAGCCAAGTTGGATGGGGCGTCGATTTGGCTGGGTTGAAAAGTGGCCGGACGAATGGCTTAAAGAAGAAGGCCTTTGGCATACGTACATCGCGATGCGAGCGCAAGATCAGCGCAACGGAGATCGGTATGGGCGTAACGCAACCGAGTTCTACTTAGCCAATCAAGAGGCGATGAACTTTGGCGGCGAGTTACTGGCAGATAACTACAAAGCGACGGTGTTAAGCGATGGGTTTGTCACGGTTCATTCGGCTTGGCAAGTGGTATTCAATGCGATTGCGGACACTTCGTTCGATGCGTTTTGCACGGAATACCAGAACGACCCGCCCGAATCGGAACAGATACAAACGCTCGACTTGACGCATGCACAGGTAGCAAGTTGCATTGGCGAGCATAAACAACGAGAGCGGCCAGAGTGGGCGAAGTTTATTGTTCGCGGCATAGATATGGGCAAGGTCAATTGCTGGTACGTCGATTTAGGCTTTGCTGCTGACGGTACTGGTGCTGTCGTTGACTATGGCAAGTTCCAGACGTTTGGCATGACAACTAACTCGACGGACGAAGCTATCGAGCTTGCCATGCTAACGGCTTTAGAATCGTTCGTGGTTGAGCATGACAGCTACAAAGTCGATATGGCTTTCGTCGATTCAGGATACAAGCCAGAAGCGATCTACGAGGGATGCAGACGAATTAAGGGTACGCCTTACTATCCCGTCAAAGGTCCAGATTCAAACTACCGAATGCCAAACGCAAGCGAGAAGGTGCAGTGCTTTTTTGAATGCCACGCGTCGCAGGTGTTCGATCAATACCGCAGGCCGCTTTGGCTGTTTCATCCTAACACTGAGTTTTGGAAGAACTGGTTGCAAGAGCGTTGGCAGCTTGATCCGTTCACTGCTGGCAATCGGACTCCAGGTTCGATGGCATTATTTAATCCACCGAATGACGACATTAAGTTCCACTCGCAGTTTTCTAAGTCAATGGTCAGCGAGCGATTGGAGCATGTGCCATTGCCTGGAAAAGGTTATAAAGCAATTTGGAACGTGATCGATCGAAGCAACAACCACTGGCTAGATGCCGCGGGTTACGCATGTGCTGCCGCTGCAACGCTGGGTGTGAGGCTGTTAGCTCCAGAGATTAAGCCAGTGAGAGAAGTTCAGAAACCACAAGCAAAGCCACATGGACAGCAACCGAATCGTTTCCGTTCGCGTCCAGGCGGTTGGGTTCCGAGAAGGGGAAGTCGATGAGTCTTTATCTTTTGGATGGAACTCAAATTGTCGTAACTGAGTCGAGATTCAAAAATAGATACTGCATGCAATAGCCAATGGAAACACGCATTGAGAATGTCACGAAGAAAATCACAGGAAGGCAATTAGATGGTGCAAACAATGAGCAAGAAACAACGTAGGGAAGTGCGGCAGTTTGGACCGCCGCAAGATTCGGTTGTTGAAGCGATTGAACCGCCTAAGCCGCGAGTGACTTCATTCGTTCCACGGCCATGTTCGGCATGTGCAGCGTTGCGTGAATCAGGAAGCAATTACAGTCGCGTGACATCGACGCAGGGTAATATTCGCTATTGTAAATGTGGGTTTTGCAACAACACGTGGAAAGAGCAAGGATGACTATTCTGTCTCTTCCCATTTCGTGCAATCTTCCATGCACCTATGGACGCGATTGCAAAACCGACGCACCTTATCCGCAAGCTCATTATTCCCTAAGGCGAGCAGGGATGCATAACATTCGCGAAGAAGATCCCCCGAATCGAAAAGTATTTGCTCAGCGTCTTTTGCGTTTTGTTCCCAGTCAACCATGCCTATAGCTCCGATTTGCAGGATTACACTTACAAGGTATTTTTAACTCCATTTACACGCCGTGTAAAGCCGTTCGTAGCAATTAGCCGCAATCATGCAATTCTAAGAGCATGGACGCGGCAACCCTTCTTGCATCAGTTGAAGCAGCGATAACAGCACTCTTAACGGGTGGTGCTAGTTCGTATTCTATCGGCAACCGCAGCGTCACAAAGCTCGATCTAAAGTCGCTTCTCGAAGAGCGTCGATTACTTCAAACTGAAGTTCAGCGTGAGTCCGGTTCAGGTGCGTTCTCCCTTGCAAAAATGGGGAGGCGATCTTGAATATTCTAGATCAGGTGATTGGATTCATTTCTCCTGCTACAGGACTAAAACGTGCACATGCCCGTAAGGTGTTGCGGTCATACCAGGGGGCTGAAGCTAACCGGCTAACAAACAACAAGAAGCCAAAGAACCAATCGGCCGACAGCGAGCTGCTTGGTCCGTTCGGTGCCGATGCTTTACGTGCGTGGGCTAGGGCGTTGGTTCGAGATAATGCCTATGCGTGGAATGTCGTCGATACCATTGTTAGTAACGTCATTGGTGATGGTATTAAGCCGCAATCGGTATTTGAAACGCCGGACGGTGAAGACGTCGAGGACATAAACGACAAGCGTGATTCGCTATGGGCTGAATGGTGCGAAGTTGCCGATATCAACGGTGAGCTAAACTTCTATGAAATCCAAGCTCTTGCGATGCGTGAAATGGTTGAAGCTGGCGAAGTGCTAGTTCGATTCATCTACACTTCAGGAAAAGAGTACAAGGGTATTCGGCGTCCAGTTCCGCTAGCGTTGGAGTTGATCGAAGCTGACCGTCTAGCACTGGACCGCGATACTTACAAGGTTCGGCAGGCACGCGGAGAAGGCAATCAGATTATTCGCGGTGTCGAGGTCGATGATAAGGGCAAGCCGGTTGCATATCACATTTATCCGCAACATCCAAATAGCCCGTACGCGTTTAAGAATCAAGCTCCTGAGCGTGTACCGGCTAGCGAGATTCGGCATCTATATCGCAAGGATAGAGTAGGGCAAACTCGCGGAGTAACTTGGTTCGCTCCTGTAATGTCGTGGATGCGGGATCTTGGAGTGTACGTCGATAACGAAATCCAAGCATCTGCAGTTGCGTCATGCTTCGGTGTGGCGATCAAGACCGAAACACCAATCGGCAATTTGCTTGCTCCATCCGACGAAGACACAACCGATACCAACGGCAACTCTCTTGAATATCTTGAGCCAGCGATGGTTGTTCGTTTGAAGCCTGGCGAATCGGTCGAGTCAATCAATCCAGGCCGCCCAAATTCAGCCAGCGAGCCTTGGATAAATCTAATGCTTCGCGGCATTTGTGCAGGAACCGGTACGAGCTACGAATCGGTTTCTAAGGACTTCTCAAAGACATCCTACAGCTCGAGCCGCACATCGAAATTGGAAGATCGTCCACGACACAAACGGTATCAACAACTGATTATTAACGACTTGTGTCAACCGACATGGGATGAGTTTTGCAAAGCCGCTGATCGAAGTTCGGCTGAAGGCTTTCCTAGTGCTGACGACATGCTGAATGTTGGCATGAGAAAGGTTGCTCCTGTTGAGTGGAATACGCCAGAACAACCATGGGTAGACCCGCAGTCAGAACAAGCAGCGGCGAAAGATGCGATTGCAAGCTACATGTCCACGTATCAAGACGAGATCGGTGCACGCGGCGGAAATTGGCGATCGAAGTTCTATCAAGCGGCAAAAGAAAACCAGCTGCGAATGAAGCTCGGATTGTTGACTGCGGAAGAGCAGACGTCGCAAATGATGGCAGCACAAACTGGAGCGGATGGGCCAATAGACGTAGCAGTACAGGATGAGCCTAGCGGCGAGTGGATGGGGCTTTCGCGTTTGCAGTGGCAGCGGAATCGCAAGGCATTAGCTGACGTTCTAAACGGTTTAACGGACGGTTCTATGTCGGTTGCTTTGGCACAGGCTCAGTTGTCAATGATCGGACTAAGCCAAAAGAACATCGACGCAATCATTGCCGACACAAGCGACGGGACAGTGGATGAACCGTTACCAACTGAGGAGCCTGCAATTGTCGAATAAGAAGGGCAAGCTTCCACCGATTGAAACAGCTAATCCAAAGCTAATGCGTGACATTTTACGCGGTGCTGGACTGACTGCTGTAATTGCTTCTGAAAATCCAGTCGAGCGTTACGACGAAGAACGCAAGATGGTTGTCAAGGAAGTATTACTGATGGAGGGCATGGAGCTACGTGGCGGCCGAAACCAATTGCCGATTGTCGATTCGCACAACGACAGATCGGTCCGAAACATATTCGGAAGCATTCGAAATATCAGGGTCGAAGGTTCGCAGCTAGTTGGTGAAACATCATTTGCGACCGACGAGGAATCGAGAACTATTGAGCAACGAATGCAAGAGGGTCATATCACTGACTTCAGTATTAGTGCCGACATTCTTGCAAGCGAATTCATTCAACGTGGCCAGTCCTACACGACATCGACAGGGCAATACGTAGAGGGTCCGGCGGTAATTGTTACGCACTGGATGCCATACAACGCTTCGATTTGCGCAACGGGTGCAGATGAGCAGTCAACAGTTCGCAGGTCATACACGGACCTAAAACGAAAGGTAATCAGGATGGATGAGGCACTATTGAGCCAACTCTCCGCGATGGGTCTTCCCGAAGGTATGACCGATCCGAATCAAGTACTAGCGTGGGTGGTCGGCAAGATGACACCAGCAGAGCCAGTTGTTGAAAATATGGCGGAAGAAATGCCTACCGATGTTTCGCCCGTTGTTGAAAAGATGGACGAGCCACCAACCGAGCCGCCAGCCGAAGAAGAAAAGCCAGTTGTCGAAAACTCAATTGCAACAAGACAAAAGGCTGAGGCACAAATCAAACGAGCACTGGATCAGGACCAAGCTCGTCGTAAAGAAATTCGATCCGCGTGTGAACTCGCAAAGCTAGAGCGTGCTTTTGCAGACGAGTTGTGCGATGGATTTGTTCCCGTTTCGGACGCTCGCAAAAGGATTATTGAACGAATGGCTACACAACCACTAGGCTCGTCGGTTGGTGCCGACGTTCGTGTTACCGCTTCAGGTGACGACAAGTTTTACGCAGCGGCTCGCGACGGATTGGCAATGCGAATTAGCCGGAGTCAAAACCGGACAGTCCCGCTAGTTGCAGACCCATCGCAAGGCTACGAAGAGTTTGAGCGACGCCCACTCGATGAACTGGCTAAAGATATCCTGATTCGAAGTGGTGCTAAGGTCGATCGACTGACTCGCCGCGAGATTATCCAAATCGCAATGGGCAATCCGCGAGTTGCGAGACAGCACAACGTGATCTTGAGAAGTGAAGGTGCGTATCATACGACTGGTACGTTCGCTAACTTGCTACTTGACGTTGGCAACAAGAGTTTGCTTGCAGCCTATGAAGAGGCTCCTTACACATGGACTCAGTGGGCAAGAACTGCGCCAAGTGTCGCAGACCTGAAGCCTATCTACAGGACTCGCGTAAGCGAATTCCCGAACTTGGAAATGGTGCCAGAAAACGCTGATTACCCTGAAAAGGTAATGAGTGATTCGAAGGAGACTTACACCATTAACAAGTATGGTGCGAGCTTTACTATGTCTTGGGAGTTGTTCATTAATGACGACCTTGACGCGCTTGGACGCATGATGGCCAAGATGGGCGACAGTGCTCGCAGGACTCAGAACTCTGTTGTCTACGGAGTATTAACCGCAAACGCTAATATGGGCGACGGCAACCCGCTGTTCAGTTCATCGCATGCGTCGGGCGACAACACTTCGGGAGCTGCTGCGGCACCAAGTGTTACGACCTTCAACGCGGCTTTCCTTAAGATGCGAAAGCAGACTGGATTGAATACCAGTGTGATTCTGAACATCACGCCACGGTATTTGATCGTTCCAGCGGCTTACGAATCAACTGCTTTGGAAGTACTGGGTTCGCTGGCACGTCCCGAGGTTGGCGGCAGCGCTGCTGGTAACAGCAACACCCACAACATCTACGGTCCAGGTGGAGCACGAGCAACATTGCAAGTTGTTGCCGATGCGATCCTCGACGGTAACTCAGCAACCAACTGGTACTTGGCAGCGGATCCAACGCAGGTCGATACGGTTGAAGTTACGTTCCTGCAAGGTGAAGAAAGCCCATTCACTGACACCGAAGAGAACTTTGACAACGACACGATCAAGTACAAGGTTCGCCAGACATTCGGAGCTAAGGCGATTGATTGGAGAGGTTTGTACGTAAACAAGGCTTAGTGACTTTTCTCGCAAGCTGACTGGGTTGGTAATCCCTTCCGTCCAGCCCAGTCAGCGTTTGCCTCAAAGTGGAAGAACGATTTTCAATACGTAGTGAAATCAGAAAGAAAACAAAATGAGTGGTATTCAAGACTTCGCGATTTTCGAAGACGACTTCTTCGGAGCTGACACGTTCACAACGGCTGGTCAAGGTTCCCCCTGGGCAATTGCCGATACGAGTTCTGGCGGCACACCGACTTACGCAACTGTAAGCCCATCAGCCACTGGTGAAGTTGCACTAACGCTCGCTGCAACAAGTGAAGTTGAAAACGTATGCTTGAGCTTTGGCGACAAACTTTGCTTTGACATCGACAACTTGCAACGCGTTGAAATGCGAGTCAAGGTCAGCGGATGCACGAGCGGCACTGAGCTAGTGTTTGGTGTAGGCTCAGCCCGCAACGACACGACCGACAGCGTTGCAAATAATGCTTGGTTTAAGATGGTTGGAGCCACTTCAACCACTGCTGTTGTGTGTGAATCCGACGATGGAACCACTGATAAAGACGACATTGCAACCGGTGCAACTCTTTCAACGACTTACAAAAAGTTCGTGATTGACTTCACTGGCGGTAAGGCAAACGTCAAGTTCTATATCGACGGTGTGCGTGTGGCGTCTTCAACGACTTTCGATATGAGTGCAGCGACCAGTTCACTGCAACCAATCGTACAGTTGCAGAAGGCTGCTAACACCAACGTCGATGCTGTAACGATTGATTACATCAAGGTAGTTTGCCGACGCTAACTATGAGCCTACACGACTTGATCGAATCGGATGCGGTGACTGTCTTCTGCAACACAGATGATTTTGCGGAGTCAGTCACCTATTACCCTCGATCAGGTTCGTCGCGGTCGATTAATGCGATTGTTAGTCGAGAGCAGATAGCGACATTCTCCGAAGATGGTGGTCAGTTAAATTTGCCGAGCTTCCAAGTTCACGTTGCCAACGACTCCACAAACGGGATCAGTAGCAGCGAACTCGACTTGGGTGGTGACGAAATTGCGATACCACCACGTGACGGAAAGTCAGCGGCACGTAAAGCGATCATGCAACTGCTTATTCAAGATCATGGAATGATGGTGCTTGAATGTCGCTAACTGTAATCGAAGAGATAACCGCAGTACTGATCGACCGGCTTGAGACATTGATTGATTCGGTTGAAGAGACAACGGTCAGCGAAGTCATACAGCCAACGCGATTAGGAACGTGGACGCCAAGAGACTTGCAAATCGTTGTTGTTCAAGCGAATCCCGAATTAGTGCCTGAGTTGATGTGTCCAGGTAATCCTCCTGCCGAAGCGTGGCGGCAGGTTTTTAATCTGTATCTTCATCTCAAGCCAAGCGAAACAGATGACGAGCCAAGTGATCCGAAGCTCAATCGTTTCGTTGCGGATGTGCGAAAAGTAGTCTGCCAGCCGCAAACGACTTGGCACAATTTTGACGGTTGGTCGATCGATGCAAACTGGTTGACTATGGAGAACATTGACAGCGGCGAGGGTATTGACGGCGTTAATGTTCCACTCGCGATAACGTACAGAACTGACCAGAACAATCCATACAACGTGCGAGCATGAACGTAACTATCAATTCAGCCAGTGTTGCAAGTCTCAAACAAGCGTTGAAAGACACTACGTTTGAATTGCGGAAGCAAGTACGAATTGCGTTAAATGCAACAGCAAAAAAGTCAAAGTCAATAACAAACAAGGTTATTCGAGGAGAGCTGGCAAACGTCCCTGCTAAGGATATCAACTTCACGATGAAGGTGCATTTGTCTGAAGGTACTGAAAAGCTATCTGCAAAGTTGGAAGTCAAAAAAACTGATCGGTTGTCTCTCAGGAACTTCAAGCCTAGGCAGACTAAGGCTGGAGTTAGTTACCAGATAAGTAAAAGCAAAGGCCGAAAGGTAGCGATTGGGGCGTTTATTAACTCGACCAAGCTTCACGGAGGAGTGTTTAGGAGAGTTGGAAGCCAGCGACTGCCGATATTGAAGCTTCGCGGTCCGAGTCCGTGGGGCGTGATGACAAAGGGCAAGAAGTTAGGCCCGTCAAAAAAAGAGACACAAGCGGAACTAGCCAAGCAGATTGAGCGCCGCGTTAGGTTCATAACACTTAAAAAATCAGGGGCGATCTAATGCCTATCTATCGCAGGCAACGAGTTACAGCAGCAAAGATTGAAGCAACGGCAGGGACCGCTGAATCACTTTCGGCATCCGATGCTGCTATGAATATTTACAACGCAGTAATTTTGTCGCCTATCGAGCGAGTGCAGCTTGAAAACCAGGGCGGAATGGGCATGAAAGCCTCTCGCGGTATTTCTCGCAAGGGAATCGCTACGTTCAGAACATATGCTGAATGGGATGGCACATCGACTGAGCCGATGTGGGCAGATACGTTTTTTCCGGCATGCGGCTACGTGAAGTCTGGCGGGACGTATACGCCACGAACGGCGTTTGCTGGCTCGGATGTTAAAACGCTAACAATCGGAGTTTACAACGGTGGCAAGCGCAGGATCATCTATGGTGCAATGGGCAACTGGGTCGCAACTCTCGTAACGCCAGAGCTGGTTTATTTTGACTGGACATTTGAGGGCATTTTTGCTGGTGAAGACACGACCGCTATGTTAGAGCCAACATACCCTACACCGAAATCGCTGAAAGGCATTGGACTAGCAGAATGGAACGACATCGACTTCTGCCCCAAGACAATCACGATTAACGCCAATAACGAACTGTACTTGCTTGAGTGCCCCAATAGCCCGTACGGCTATAAGCACACAATAATTAGCAACAGGCGTCCAGCCGTTACAGCGGACCCAGAGTCTGTTCAGATAGCAACTCAAGACCGATGGGCGCATATGCTTGATGATACAGAGTACGCTTTAGAAATTGACATTAACGGCCCTGGTAATTCTACAATCAGCTTCGATGCTCCAAAGGCACAGCTAATTAACTTGGGTGAAGGTGAACGTCAGGGGATTGTAACCGATGACACTGAATGGCAGTGCAATATAAACGGCTCAACGCAAGACCAAGAACTTAGTATCGTCTTCACAGCAGCAACGTAAGGAACTTATGCCGATTTCACTGGAACCAGACAAGCGTTTTGCTATCGTGCTCGATAGCGACATTGATAAGCCGAAAGAATCACGGCCGACGTTTTGGGCTAAGTCGCAAACGATGCGTGGCCATGAATCAGTACTTGAGGCAATTGAGTTCATGTACAAGCCAGATGCGACCGTAGCCGAAGTGTTCAAATCTGTTTGCGACAAGCTCACTGAGGTCATCGTCGGCTGGGACAACATGGGGCCATTTGTTTACGGCCAACATGGATTTGCGGAAGTGCTTACACACTTGGAAGCTTTGGAATTGCTACGCAAGGTTGGGCGCAATTCGCACTTGGAACCAGAGGAAAAAAAAAGCTAAGAGTTGCGGCGTTGATTCGTAATGGAAAGCTATGTCGTAACTGCACGGGAAAGAAATGCCACGACATTGGAACTGAAGCAGAACCGATTGATTTGCAATGCCCAGCTTGCGACGGTGAAGGTTGCGAAGAGTGTACTGACGGTTGGTTTAAGCTAGATGGCTGTCCAAATAGATATTGCAGAACAGTCGTCCCGGCCATTGAGTTGATTGACTTATTTGAAAAGGGATTGCCGCCAGTTAGCGGCGGCGTATTGAATCAGTCGGCAAGCTTCCTCAACGCGGCTAAGTACTTTGACCAGCAGAACCAACTAGCAAAGTTAAACGATGAGTGAAGGTGTAGAAATTCTAATCAGTGCTGATGACCAAGCATCCAAAGTGCTAGGCAAGGTCGCTGATAACGTCGATGCAAAAGTTAAGCAGATTCGCAGCAT